CTGCTGCAAAAGAGGCTGCTGAGAAGGCTGCACGGGAAGCTGCTGCAAAAGAGGCTGCTGAGAAGGCTGCACGGGAAGCTGCTGCAAAAGAGGCTGCTGAGAAGGCCGCAAAAGAAGCTGCTGAGAAGGTCGCAAAAGAAGCTGCTGAGAAGGTCGCAAAAGAGGCTGCTGAGAAGGCCGCAAAAGAAGCTGCCGAGAAGGTCGCAAGGGAAGCTGCCGCAAAAGAAGCTGCTGAGAAAGCTGCTGCTGAGAAAGCTGCTGCTGAAAAAGAGCAAGAACGATTACGTGTAGTAAAGGAAAAGGCCGCTGCTAGAATATCTGCTTTTGTAGCCAACAAACGGGCCCAGCAAGAAGAAATTAACGAAACGTGGCGTGATAGTGAACCAGATAATATTCAAGTTAACGCAGACGAAGAATTGGTGGAAAAACTGGCAACAAAAGCACAAGTAACTGAAAATTTAAAACAGATTCGTCTTGGATTAGATTCTATTATAAAACGCAACAGATTAATACACGAAGAATTTCAGTCAGACATTAATAATATAACCACCTCGTTTAATGATTTGAATGCTATAATAAAAAATAATCAAGGTTCAGATATTATTGCAAATCTAGGTCTTGAAGATAACGACAATATATTAACCAAATTAAGTAAGTTATTCTTGGCTCTCGACCAAAAACGTAATGCAATTGGCGTGCCAACATATTCAATTTCCCAAAAAACAGACATAAACGAACAATCCAAAAAAATAGTAGTAGACATTGACAATATTCTACGACAATTTAGCAATAATGAGAGTAACACATATCCTGTACTGGCGAATCGTCGACAAACCGATGACGTAAGAAATGAGCTCGACATATTAAAAGCGGCGAAACCTGGAAGCGATAAACTTGAAGATATTGAAATATTCACAAACAAGGTTGGCGAGGCAGTTCTCCCTACCAAAGAAGTTGCAAAATCGCCAGGACCAGTTTTCAAACCAAGAAGCGCCCTTAATATTACAAATCTCCCCAAGCCTCCAATAAACGCAGCAATGACAATTAATCCGCCTCTTCCCCCAACCAAAGCAGTGACGCAACCTCTGGTCCCAGCCAAATCAGTTACGGCACAAGCGTTAACCCCGCGTACCAACCCCGCTAGATCGAATGTATTTGACCGGTTATCCCAAGAAAAAACCGTTGCATCGCGTAACTGGGAAAACGAGGAACAGAAGCATCGCGAAGAGATTGAAAAGAAACATTGGGAGGATATAAAAGCACGTCCAGTAAAAAAGCGCGGCGGCCAATCAACCAAAAAGAAATCCAGGAAGTCATCTCATAATAAACGTCATACAAAACGAGCAATTCCAGAAAAACAGCAAACCAAGACACGCAATAAGCGAACTAAACGCATAAGCAATCAAACACGCAAAAAATAAATCCACGCGACGCCTAATGGTACTGGCGTAAACATTTAGAAACATGGGAGTTCGCATTGTAGAATGCCGACGTAGTCTAACAATTCATTCATAACAAATTAGTTTCGTTAAAGTAATTTGTTTACTTATGTTATATCCGTTACAATTATTTTATTTAACAATGGCAGATCTTGATTCTAATATAAACCCATTGCCAAGAGCCGCCGGCAAGTTTTTTGCTGGCATTCATATTGGAATACGGGCAGCTGATAAAAATGCCCGTGATAAAGCTGAGGTAGAATTATTACCGACCGATGTTCGACTGCAAATTAATAATTATAGAGAGCAAATTAAATCAAACGAGCAACTTATTCAAAAGAATACTCCAAGACTTCCGGAAAACAGCATAACAATCCAAACATTTAAACGACGAATTGATGTTGCTAACCGCAAGATTAACCAGTTATTGACAGACAATAAATTCGAAGAAAAATACGCCAACACGCGAAATGAGAAACGCACGGCTCGAAAACGGAAGCGTGAACAAATTAGCGTACAAGTTCCATTGGAAACAGGATTGCTCGAAGAAAGTGAACAACCATCTAATGTAGAAATGCCATTGGAGACAAATTTGGGCGAAGCAAGTGAACCATCTAGCGTACAATTGCCATCAGATGCAGAAGTAAGCGAAGCAAGTGAACCATCTAGCGTACAATTGCCATCAGATGCAGAACTACGCGAAGCAAGTGAAGAAGCTGACGCAGCGATGGCGGCTGCTGACAAACTATTAGAAGAACCTGAAAATGAACTACAAACCGCTCCTGCCATAGCACAAGCAATACCACCAACCGAAACTGCAAGTACCAATGCAAATAAACTTGCGAAGGTGCTGATAGACACGCTATTGTCTGCTGCACAATCTTCAGTCTCAATTCCATCAAAATCGCCACTCAAAACAGAAGATGTGGAAGCTGATGAAATTGCGCCGTTTAACGTTACAACAAAGCCGCTTCCGTCAGAGCCAGCACCAGTCATTGAAAATGCCAATGCAACCACTGCGACAGAAGCAATATCAAACGCAGGCGAAACAGCCCCAACAATAGAACCTGGTGCACTTGCAAATGTAATAGTAAACGCGCTTAAATTAGCATCTACCACACCAATACAAGCACCAATACAAGCACCAATACAAGCACCAATACAAGCACCAATACAAGCACCATTACAATCACCATTACAATCACCATTACAAGCATCATTACAAGCACCATTACAAGCACCAACAATAGAACCTAGCGCACTAACAAATGTAATTGTAAACGCTCTTAAATTAGCATCTACCACACCAGCAATTACAACCTTACCATCAACTGCACAAGAAAGTGTACCATTAGCCACAACAGACATTGATAAACGTGACCAATGCAACGATACCCCTGGATTTATTGCTTTAATCCAAAAATACTTAGACCCTATTATTGGTCAATTTACTCCATCTGAAACTAAACCACAAAAAGAGTTTGATAAAACACAATTGCCAGAAGATATGCAAAAAATATTGGGTGATCCCAATATTAAATATATTGGCCGGTATAGAACAGAAACTAATCTCGGCAAAAATGAACCATTAAATGGAGCAAAACAACAAACGACATATTTATTTTGGGATACATCTAAACACGATTATATATCACGCACATTAATAGATGTTGATAATGTAGTTGTGGTTGAAGAAACAGAACCAACCCCCCTCTTGCAAGCACCACTGACACTAGCACCAACACTAGATATATTAACCACACTACCACCAACCCCACCGAATGATACAAAACTATCACAACAAACACGTACTGCGAACGAATTATTAGAAAAACTACCACCAGTACCCACGAAACCCCCGCAAGTGACGAAGAAGAGACGCATTGAAGAACCCGCTGCATTGCAAGCTAAACTAGACCAATCGCCAAAATCAAAATACATTCCCGCTATGATTTAACTCGCAAATTCAATATAATACGCCCAAAATAGTTAAATACAACAATTCGTTATATTTAACAATCAAAATGACAGACCGATATGTAATAGCAAATGTTAGTTTGCCATTATGCATTCATCCAGATGGCACTATAAGCCATTTAACCGAATATATGTCTGTTACATTAGAGCCGCGTGATAAATTGCCAGACAATCTCCCACCAAGTAACGCCGGTTCCGAGTTTGCAAAACTAATGCAACAGTTATTCACTGATCCTAAGCCCACAGATGTCCATACACCGACTGATCCGCAACCAAATAACTATACTATTCAAGAACGACCCACAAATACACTCACTATCACCCACCAAGAACTAAATAGCCGCTCGGTCAAACCGCCCGTCTATAATACATCGTTTAAATCCAAACGACCCACATATAACCGTCATACTGTAAAGAACCGATCTAATTCATAAAATACGGACGCTGATTTCTTTCAACTACCAGCGGTTCCGGAATAAAAACTGGCAGTTTCTCTATCACATTCAATGATTGTATCGGCTTTACATCCGGTTTCACTTCACTCTTTGGATTAACCAAATTAGTTGACCCAATTCCAAATAACTGAGACTCAATATCGCAAGCATTGAATGCCAAGTGCATATGAGCAATTCTGCCAGGAAGTAGTCCGTCTCCTGCATAATGCGTTTCAGCCGGTTTACCGAAACTATCATATGTAGAATATTTGCAGCCAGCCTTGTATGAATGTTGTTCTAGGGCATAATCGCCTGGCATATTTTTATTGCGGGTGGACGACATTTTGTATACAGGATATACATTCTGTATACAAAAAAAATCTTTATCTTTTCTTAAAAAGACGAATATGAAGTAATTTATAATGTTCATTTTCTATCGTAAACGGAGTGTCGGTACGCGATAATGATGCAAAAAACTCCCTTAGACAGTTATGAAACAGCAAAAGATAATCATAACTAAATAATACTGCCATCCCAATATTTATATCGGTTGAAAACATAAATGATGCGGCTTGTTCGTATATTGCAATGAATAATGGTATGCGTCTCGTTTTATCAAACACATAATCCATTGCAAAATTGGCTGCATTGTTGTCATATTCAAGTTCATCACGACTAACTGGGTCAATGTCGGAATGAACAATGTCGGGATAACTGGCTGAATTCATTTGAAATACTTGTCGTATACATTTTCGATACTCAGCGTCATTGGCATATGAAATAATTAAATCAGTTGGATAGGAGAACATCGGACTGCTCATTGGTATACACTTATACTAAATGTTACGTATTGTTTATATAGATTTTGGCGGAGATAATCAAAATCTATACTGATGGGAAAAATTCCCAATCCAAGTCTTGGCAGACCTTTTTCCAAATCATATCTTGTTCCAGTTGTTTCTCGCGATCTTTCATCATAGGTATATATGGCAAATATTGCGTCTGGTCTAGTAACACACATAGTTGATGTAGGGTATATGTATAATTGAAGAAATTGGTTCTGTTAGCGGGGCAGTGAACCGCCCAAGGTTTTTGTATCTCTATGAAGAGAACACACAAGGTTTCGTGCAATTCCTCATTCATAACCGGTGGTTTAATTCCAAACAGAGAATTTATATACTGAATATGCTCAAAGTATTTATTTAAACCCAATTTTCGTAAAATATCGCGCATCTTATCGTAGTTAATTAACGACATATCCGTAATACGCTCTTTTGTTATGCGTGCCCGAATTGCTTCTAATACTTCTTCCGGGATTTGCGTCGTTTCTTTTGCCTGAAATTGCGAGAGGATTTCTTTGAAATGGTTCAATCTTATGTATGCCGTATAAGACACTTCATTGGGGGGCTCTTTGTTATTTGGCTTTGAACTATCTACAATATAGGTAACAAACCTTCCACAATTTCGATTATTGCAAATAAGAATGCCCTCTTCGTCTTGCGGGATGAGTTCACCTATATTACATCCGTCACATACGTCCGTTTTAATGTTGTAGTCTTGTATATTCGTAAGGTCATTTGTTACATTTCGCCAATACTTTTGGCAGTTTCTCTTTAATTTGGCGTATTTATTGCTAGCTTCATTATCTGATGTAGGATTTGTGGATTTAATTTTAAAAAATGTGTTTACTGAACTCATATTCTGGGACTTTTCCATTTTGTTTGATATCTGTTGCTTTTGCTCAAAATAGTCAAATATATATTTGGCGTTGTTTAACATATAATCTTTGCTCTCTTTCTTATGCTTACGGATTTCTGTTCGGATTTCATTTATTCTATCTCTGGCGTCTAAGTATTCCGAGATTTGGTTCGTATGCAATGTACGAATGTAACTCTTTAATTTCTCCTTTTCGGCATTTAACTTGGGAATAATATCGGTATCAACTGTACTAATCTGCTTTAACATATCAGTATGCTTTTCATCAATCGTATTCAGTGATGGTTTATGTCCTGTTTGTTTTACATTATGAGAACCGGACATTCAATCTATTGTGTGATAATAGAATATTTATTCTAGTGTTTTTATGTTGATTTTATGACAATTCAAGTATATTAGACATACTAACAATAAAATGATAAAAATATATTTTGCGTTGTTATTTTTATCATTTGCACCATCTTGTATTTATATAGGTTGTCGACAATTTAAGAGCGTAACTCAATTAAATTGCGTCATGCACGTATTAATCGCGAGACGGTTGATTTATCCACGGAACCCCTTTTTAAAACCCTTGGGCACGATTTGTTGCTGACTTTTGGTTCCTGTGCGTCAGGGTTTGATCCGTTTTCTATGACCAAATTCTTGTTGATTTTTAGCAATTACAACATTATCATTCTGTGAATAATTGTTATTATACTTATTTTGATTGCAAGATGTAGGTATATCACCATCGTCATCAAAAAAATCGGCTAGACAAGCCTTGCGAGAAAATGGGCGATGAGCAGTATTTGCCTCCGGCATTATACAAAACTATACATAGTTAGTTTTATATATTTTACATTGCATCTTCAATTGCGTATGCATACATTGTTTGCATTTTTTAATGTATACAATATGTGTATCCAGTGAAAACACGAAATAGCAAAATAAATCCGGTCTAGATTATCTTATTTTAGTCAATGATTGGAACTCGTAATTGTATGCGATTTGTTGTATGTGTAATTCTATATCTATATGAATAACAAACAGAACCATTTGGTTGCAGACACACCCAATAATATAAAGGTCGACAAATCAGTTTTCCAGAAACTAATCTTTTTAGCAAATGCACTAGAACAAGGGTGGACTGTGAAAAAATCAAATGATACCTATATTTTTACAAAGAAACACGAGAACCGCCAAGAAGTTTTCCAAGAGAATTATTTAGAAACTTTCTTGCTATCTAATTACAATGCTGATAATTTCATATTGTAAATTCAATGCACTTTGCAGCAGATTATGTAGTGTCTACCACAACATAATTCAAAACCCCCCGTATCCTATATTATGTGACACATTCCTTCACGTAATATATTTGTAACCCGTCATTATTTAGGAATAGTTCACCAAATTACAATTATTACTTACAATGTTATAATTGTAATACTAATTGGTAGGGGTCATCGCAGTGCTTATATACGAATTAAAAATTATGTAAAACAGTTTAGCCAATTTAATTATTTAATTATGTTATTTATGTTAATTCTCCAAATTTTTTTCTTTACACAGTATATAATTCCATACAATGGCTGGTGGTTTGATGCAATTAGTCGCCTACGGCGCACAAGACGTGTTCCTTACCGGAACCCCCGAGATTACTTTCTGGAAGGTGTCTTACAGACGCCACACCAACTTCGCAATGGAGTCCATTGAGCAGACCTTCTCTGGTCAGGCTGATTTCGGACGCCGTGTGACCTGCACGATCAGCCGCAATGGTGATCTTGCCTACCGCACCTACCTCCAGGTGACCCTCCCCGAGATCAACCAGACTATGGGTGCCAGTGGAACTGGCCCTGTCTATGCCCGTTGGTTAGATTTCATCGGTGAGCAGTTGGTTGCCCAGGTTGAGGTTGAGATTGGTGGTCAGCGCATTGACCGTCAGTATGGTGACTGGATGCACATCTGGAACCAACTGACCCTCTCCAAGGAGCAACAGTCTGGTTACTTCAAGATGATTGGTAACACCACCCAGCTTACCTACATCACCGACCCCGCCTTCGCCGAAGTGTCTGGTCCCTGCGCCGCCTCCTCTGCCCCCAACCAGGTGTGCGCTCCCCGCAGAGCCCTGCCCGAGACCACCCTTTACGTGCCCCTGCAGTTCTGGTTTTGCCGCAACCCCGGACTTGCCCTTCCTTTGATTGCCCTTCAGTACCACGAGGTGAAGATCAACATTGATTTCCGCCCCATTGGTGAGTGCTTGTGGGCCGTCAACACATTGGCTGCCGGATCTGCCACCGTGTCTGTGTCCTCGGCTTACCAACAGTCCCTTGTTGCTGCCTCTCTGTACGTGGATTACATCTTCCTCGATACCGATGAGCGCCGCAAGATGGCTCAGAACCCCCACGAGTACCTCATTGAGCAGGTGCAGTTCACTGGTGACGAGTCTGTCGGATCTTCCTCCAACAAGATCAAGTTGAACTTCAACCACCCTTGCAAGGAGCTTGTTTGGGTTGTTCAGCCCGATGCCAACGTTGACTACTGTGCGTCCTTGATTAACTCTTCCACTCTGTTCAAGACCCTTGGTGCTCAGCCCTTCAACTACACTGATGCCATTGATGCCCTCCCCAACGCCGTGATTGCCTTCGGTAACGCTGCCCAGTCTGCCACCGTTATTACCAGCGGTGTTTTCCAGTTGGATGGTATCCAGGACGCGGCATCCGGTAATGCTGCTGATGGTGCCTCCCTCACTGATGCCGGCACCTTCGTGCTTGCTGAGACTGCCCTCGATATGCACTGCTGGGGTGAGAACCCCGTTGTCACTGCCAAGTTGCAGCTCAACGGCCAGGACCGCTTCTCTGAGCGTGAGGGTTCTTACTTCGACACTGTTCAGCCCTTCCAGCACCACACCCGTGCCCCTGACTGCGGTATCAACGTGTACTCCTTTGCATTGAGACCTGAGGAACACCAACCCAGCGGGTCGTGCAACTTCTCTCGCATTGATAATGCAGTGTTGCAGCTCGTTCTTTCCTCCGGAACCGTCTCCGGAACCAACACCGCCAAGGTGCGTGTGTATGCCGTCAATTACAACGTTTTGCGCGTGATGAGCGGTATGGCTGGCGTGGCGTACTCAAATTGAGGGACCTACATTTTATGCGTGACCTTCAAACTAATAAAAATTAACCGTAAAAAACAAAATAAAAATATTCTAATGTAAAACTTAATTAATTTATAAAAAAATTATAAATTAATGCATCATAATCATCACATATTAGTCTCCATTTTCTATTTTTTCTATATTCTGCCAACTTTGCTGCCTTTTGTCTGTTGTATTCGTCATTGCCATACGTGTCCTTTAATCGCTGACGTTGGTTTACCTTACGAACGCGTGCTGCCTCGCGTTTTTCTTCATCAGTATTTATTATTTCTTTATTATTTGTTTGTATATTCATCATTTTAACGACATTCAAATCTTCAATTGTTGTTTTTTGGTTATTAAATCAAAAAACAACATAAGAAATACTGATAAATAATGTATAGAATGAGCATAGACATTGTAAATCTCATAGAAAGCAATCCAATTACCAAGTTAAATGGTAATTATCAGTCAAAATTAGTGGAGAAGGTGCAACAACACTTTAATAATTATGAACAACAGATGTTTTTAGCAAGTTTTTATTGCTATTTGAAGCACGACAATAAGAATGATTTTGTAATTGACCTTGATAATATGTGGAAATGGTTAGGTTTTGGGCAAAAAGTTAAAGCAAAAGTGCTTCTTGAAAAGAATTTTGTGTTAAATAAGGATTATACAATCTTGCTTTCCCAGCCGGGAAAGCAAGATGATAAGATACACGGAGGTCACAACAAAGAAATATTTATGTTAAATGTTGAAACGTTCAAAAAATTCTGTTTAAAAGCCGGAACAAAAAAAGCAGATGAAATACACGATTATTATATTAAGTTAGAAACTGTTTTACAAGAAGTTTTAGTAGAAGAAAGCAATGAATTAAAACTTCAATTAGAAAACGCAAAAAATGAAATCCTTCAAATAGAAGATAAACAAAAACAAGAATACGACGCCAAGTTAGCGAAACAGAAGTGTTTAGAACGGGAAAAGATATTAATGCAAGAATATGCGACGAGCGGTGCCCTTTTTTATATAATGAAGGTAAAAACATTTGAAAACGGTCAATATATCATAAAAATCGGCGAAAGTCGGAAAGGAGTATTGGGTAGATACAATGAACATAAAACGAAATATGACGAGTGTTTGTTATTAGATTGCTTTGCCGTTAATCGGAGCAGAGATTTTGAAACATTTATGAAAGAGCACGATTCGATTAGACGAAATAGAGTAACCGACCTACCTGGACACGAAACCGAGCTAGAACTCTTTCTAATAGGAAAGAACCTGTCTTATCCTGCTTTATTAGATATAATCAATAATAATATCAAATATTTTAACAACAATGATACGCATAAGTTAGAACTAGAAATTCAACAACTAAAACTAATGTTGGAAATGAAAACATCAAATAATGACAATGTATTAATTCACGAGTTGCTTCAAAACGTAAAACAGTTATCGTGCAAAATAGATAATCTAGAAACAATGAACCTGGACATCATCTCCAAAATGAATTCAGCACAAATTAAAACGACCACTGGGTTCAATGAACCATTAATAACGGTCGGCCCGCGTCTCCAAAAAATCAACCCCGAAACGATGGCTATTGTAAAAGTGTACGAATCCGTGGCAGAATGTTTGAAAGAATACAATTTCAAGGTTAAACGACCGAGCATTGATAAGGCGGTGAAAGAAAATACCGTTTACAATGAATATCGTTGGTCTTTTGTAGATAGAAGTTTGAACCCGAATGTAATCCATGATCTGCCCCCAACCAAAGAAACCAAGACACAAAACCTCGGCTATATTGCAAAAATGAACAATGACAAAACCGAAATTTTGAATGTGTATATCGACCGAAAAACGGCGGCTATTGAAAATGGTTATGCTTCTCATTCTGCATTAGATACTCCTGTTAAAAACGCATCGCTAACCAACGGACATTATTATGCACTATATGATAAATGTGCGGATGAATTAAGAAACTCATTCGAACAAAAATATGGCACCCCCTTATTGTATAAAGATGGCGTCGGGCAATATACTGACGACAACAAATTAATAAAAGAATTTGTTTGCAAATATGATTGCATAAAACAACTAAAAATGAGTGATAAGACATTGGCAAAAGCGTTGGACAAAAATGTAATGTATAACAATTATTATTTTCGTATGATTGGTAGTAAGCTGAAATGTCACAATTAAACAAACCGCACCGCTTAATTCGCAAAAGTATCTTCTAAGTGTGTGCAATCCCCCTTATCAAAATCCGCACTATACACTACTTTATTGGGCATTGTATGGTTTGTGCTTTCATATGAGAAT